TGCTGCTCTTCGCTTCTCGATAAGGCTTGCCATTCTTGTCCTCCTTGATTGTCCCCGGAGATCCTCCCTTCCAGTCCCTCGATGCTGGCGTTGGCCACATCACTTGCTCCCTTAGATTCGAGCAGCCTCCCTTCTTCGCTTTGTCTGATAGTTCCTCTTTCTTTCTCACTTGATTCACTCTCAGTCCGTCCATCGCTTGAGGTGTTGCCCACATTTTTTCCGAGGATCCAGATTCGATCTCTTCTGTGGGGAGCTTCGACACTGCAAGCTGGAATAATAAACGATTGCGTGGCGTAACCTTGGGTTTCCAAGTCAAGACACACATCATCGAGTGCCACATTGACGAAGCCACCAACGTTTTCGACAATGACCCAAGTGGGTTTTTTGTATTTAATAATTTCATACATGTACGGCCAGAGGTGTCTGTCATCTTCCTTGCCTTTTTTCTTGCCTGCAACACTGAACGGTTGGCATGGGATGCCTCCGCAGATGAGGTCGAAGTCTTGAATAATTCTTTCTGGTTCATTGCCTATCTCCTTTAGATCTTTATAGATTGGCACATCTGGCCAATGTTTATTTAATACTTTACGACAGAAGTCATCAAACTCACAGAAAGCAACAGTGTCAAAACCACCTGTTGATTCTAATCCTAAGCTGAATCCTCCTATCCCGGAACAGATATCTAGTATCCTAATCATTTGTTTCCCTCCCTTTAAACCACATGCGTGTGCAATATCTTCTGATGATTGCTACCACTGTTAATAAGCTAGCTTGTGCTATTGATATGATCAATGCATTTTCTGTAAACATTAAGCAGATTGTTAGCACCAACCACACCAAAGGTAGATTGATTGCTGTGCCCATAAACGTATCAGCCATTGATTCTTTAAGTGCTGGTTTGTCTAGCTTATGCATCTGACTCATCATTAACATATAAAGCAATCATTGCGTAATGAATGATCTTTAATAAATCAGATCGTTGCTTACCATTTTTCTTACCATAGCGCATGGCATACTTCATGATGTTGCCAATACAAAAACCTTCTCCATACCCGGAGTCAATGATCATATCAGTTGCTTGATACTTACCATTGGCATAATGCTGATCATAAGTTTGATCAATATATTTTTTTAACTCATTAAGAGTTATGTCTTCTTTGAACTTATAATTAATCATGACAAAAACAAGTCATCTGTTCATCGAACATGTCTTGCTCCTCGTAGTTGGGTTGCTTGCTTATATCTAGAAGCTTGATGTAGTTGTCGCTGTCCTTCCTAAAGGTAGCGCCAGCATCTTTACCAAACTTCTGTTCTTGTTTGATCCACCAGTCTGCCATCTCTGGTCTTTCCTTTAAGAGTTTGATCTTGGTATCCTTGCCTTTAAGAAAACATAAGTCACAGTTACCAGCCAATGTTTTGCCACTGAAGTTTGTTAGATTTAAATCAAAGTTTTGCTGCTCCCAGAAATCTGTCACATCTTTTACATCATGCTTGGCATGATACATAGGCAAGACATTTTCCCATGGGTTGTTTTGATTCATAGCGCTTGATACTCTTCGAGGCTCATCGTATCTAAGGCCTATCACGTTGTACCAAGTCTTGTGTCCTTTTAACTTACGCATAAACCTTGACATGACTTTAACCTTGAGTTCACTGGTGCAGAACCTGGCCACAGGATTAGGTAGGTATTGTCTTCTATCAATCAAAGCTTCAAAGGGTTCACCGTTTCTGCTTGCTGTTTCATAAGTAACTTCTTTGGTGCGATAGACTGGACGCTCTTCACCAAAGTACAACTCCAACCAATGTATCTTTACGCCCCACTTTTGTTCTACCTCATGTACGAAGTCCAATGTCTCCGGGGCTTCCTTGCCTGTGTTAGCAAAGGTAACGTATACATCTTCAGGCAACGTGCCACCATGCGCTTGAATAATATTCCATAGCATGAACCCGGATGTTCTACCACCACTAAAGCTAATCAAAGCTGGCCCTTCTATCTTGTAAGGATTAGACTCCATAGATTCTCTCCACTTGTCCCATTAAATCTTCATGTGCATTGTGCAAAAAATCTCTTTGCTCACAATAGTTTTTATTTGTTTCTTGCGTCTTTATAAGTTGTCTTTGCAATCTTCTAATCACTTGAATTAAATCGAGTTTCTTATCAGCAACCACTGCAAGCTGATGTTTGACCATCAACTCCAAGACCTCCTCAATCGGATCTGTTATTGTCTCTAAGTTATCCATCATCTTCCCAAGGTTTTCTCATCTCGTTATCTGCTAAGTAATACCATGCGTTCTTACCTGGCACACTGTGAGTCTTGACTCTCTCTGCTAGATACTTCTGCACATGTGACACTGCGTACCTTGCGGCTCTCTCTCCTGAAGCCATGTCGCTTTCCTTCAATGCTTGTCTTGCTAGCAGTTCGAGTTCTTGCCTTGTATAAAACTTGCGCCTGTCCATTGCCGCGGCCACCACTCTCGCTATCTCTACTTCGTCTGGTGAGTCTGATGCATCCACCACTCTAAAGAAGCCACGATCAAAATCAAAGTAGGCTAAGTGTTGATCTGGTTCTCTTGCGTTCCTTGCCTCGTAAAAGATATCGATGTTAGGTTTCTTACCAGACAGCTTGATACCAGAATCCATCCAACCAGCGAAGGCACTACCACCACGCGCTGACATGAATGACAGATCATCTGCTCGTTCTTTACCAGTGTGATGAGCAATGATGACAGCAACACCAAAGAGTTCTATCAGCTTATCGACACGCGATAACATCTCGTGGATCTCTGAGTTAGAGTTCTCTTCTCCACTAAAGAAGTTAATGACTGGATCGATCATGACAATATCAGGTTTGTGATAGTCAATACTTGTAGCTATTTCATCAATGTCTTTGTCTCTCATGATGTTCTTTCTTAATCTTCCAGAAGCTATTAGGTTTGACTTACCAAGATCTAACATCTCTCTGTCATGAATGAAAGGCTGATAGTACATGTCGATTCTTTTCTTTAAGAACTCATGAATGATCTCTGCTTGTAACCACATAACCTTTAAAGGTCTATTAAATTGTTTGCCCATAAACTCTGTGCCTGTTGTAGCGGCAGCAGCGAATGCACCCAACCAATGTGACTTACCAATCTTTGGTTTACCCAAGAGCAAGACTCTTGATTGTTCAAAGACAAATGCATCACCCCAAAACTGTTCGATGCGATCTGAGTCCATGCCATCCCAAAAAGGATCACCAAATGTTTTGAGGCCAAGTGGATCTCTTTCAGGTCTCTCTTCCTTCTTTTGTTGTTCGATAGGATCTTCTTGATCCATGATCTCTTTGAGTTCATCTGTTAGTTGTATCTGCCACTGACTTGTCTTCCACTCTGTGATACCAGCTACATCGTCTGGGTTTCTTTTCAAGTGCCCAGTGCAAATACTGTTTACAGTTTGCAATACTTCTTGCACGCTCATGGGTGGGTTGTTTGTTTGATTCCAATCCAAAGCTTTGATGATGACTTCACGCATGCCCCAACCTTCGAGAATCCACTTGCCTACCAATCTTGCAAGCGTATCGTTTCTCATGCCACTGCCAACACCATCCATTGATAGCGGTGTTTTTAAATCTGAGTTTGATCTGCCTACATTATTAAAGTCATAAATGATATTCATGTCTTGACTTGTAAGTATGGGCAAGTCATCCATGTCGCTTGGCCCAACACCGTCCACGCTTTCAAACATGTAATGGTCTGAAGGTGAGACCATGACATAGCCACCCTCTCCTCTGACATCAAGTCTGCCTGTGGTGTTTCTTATTTTTAGTTCAGGGTTGATAGCATAGAAATAATGATAGCCACCTCTTGGTGTTCTTTGCTTGAGTGTTGTTCTTGTGATCTGTCCTGATTCACAAAAGTCACAAGCTTCTTGTGTGTCTGCATCAAGCACCACAAAATTAATTCCTGTGACAGCTGCCCAATTACAGTTTGGAAATTGTAAGTACCATTGTTTGATTTCTTTTAAGTGTGCTTGCTTTTGAATGTAGTCTGCCCACTTAACTCTTGGTGTCTTAGCCCAGCGCTTAACCAACACATCATCATCTTCATAAGGATGTCTTGTTTTAAAGTAATCTGGTATGACGTCTGTCTTAGATCCACAAGGTATTAAATGAAAGTTGTTCTCATAAAAAGAAACCAACATTTCTTTTCTCTTGTTGCCAAGAATCTCTTCTCCTTTTTTATTTAAATGTAATTCCAAGACTAACTCTCTTCTACTGCACCATAAATACTTTCCCAATCAAGAGCATGCCCGGTCATCTTGATTAATTTCTTAGCCTGGTTTACAGAAGGCTGTCTTGTGTTGTATCTCCAAGACCTAATGGTGGACACTGAGACCTTGAGTTCTTTTGCAAGACTCTCTTCTCCACGTTTTTCTATGTAATCTTTTAGTTCCATTTCTCTCCTTGTTAGGTGATGCGCTTCTAAAAAAGGAGGACGTCAACCTCCGAGGGGGAAGAGACGAATGAAGCGCATCGAAGTCAATGATAAGGGACATGATACAAAAAGTAAAGAAGATTGTTGACAAAGTTTTGATAATCATTATGATGGTATTTGTATTTGTTATTGGAGACAAACTTATGGAAGATAAAACTAACTATGAAGCTTATGGTCTGGTAGATTTATTGAAGCTTAAAAAAGCAAATCTATCCAACCAATCAAAACTGCGTGAAGAATCAAAACTTTTAGACGAGGCCATTGCTCAATGTCCAGAAGTTGTTGAGGTCACCAAATCATTATCAAACTCTGGTGGATCTAAAAGGGTGCAGCTAAACGGTTTGATACCCAAAGATTTAAGAGTTCAATACAAGGTCACCAAGTCATGGGACCAAGACTTCTTAAATGATTTATCAAAAGAACTACAAAACTTTCCATTTACTAAACAGTATGTGGAAGATACTCGTGCAACCAAGAAACTTCAGGACGAAGATCCAAAGGCTTGGGAATACATTGAGAAAGGTTTGACAACTAAGATCAATGAAAGACCTTATGTCACATTTATTGATCCATTAAAAGGAGGAAGTGATGAGTAAGATAGGAGATTTTTTAATCGGTCTAACTGAGGATGCTGAATATGTTATTGGAGGCTGTGAAGATTTTGAACAGTTCTGTAGCAAAATGAAAAAGTTAAATGATATGTATTTACCAAGCACCTTGGTAGACATATGGGAAGAACATGTTGGTTCTCAAGAAGATCTTAACGTTAACCATTATATAAGGAGAGCAAGGTGAGTCTATTGGATACCATAGAAACAGGCATCAAAGTGCCAGCAATAAAAATAAATGTAGCAGGAACTGATGGGATAGGTAAGACTACCTTTGCATCTAATGCACCTAGGCCTGTATTCGTTAAGACAGAGGAAGGAACTAACTTCTTAGATGTATCTTCCTTTCCATTGTGCAAGTCATACGATGACATTGTTAAACAATTACAAACTCTTTATGAAGATAAACATGATTACAAAACTGTGGTTTTTGATACCACTGACTGGGCTGAGAAACTTGTGCAACAAAAAGTTTGCGACATGCATTCAGTTAAGTCCATTGAGTCATTAGGTTTTGGTAAAGGTTACACAGAGTCCGCTGAGTTATATAGGCGGATACTTAAAATGTTTGATTTGCTACTTGAGAAAAAGATGAATGTCATCTTGCTTTCTCATGTGGCTATCAGAACTTTCAATGATCCAGAGCGTGAGCCCTATGATCGTTGGGAGATGAGTCTACACAAGAAGGTATCATCGATGATCCGGGAATGGGTAGACTTCAACCTGTTTGCTAACTACGAGGTATCAACTCGTACTAGTGGCCAGGGTTTTAATGAAAAGACCAGAGCAGTGTCATATGGCAAGCGAAAGTTATTTCATAAATTCACCGCAGCCTTCGATGCAAAGAGTCGAGTTGACTTGGGTAACGCCCCATTAGATCTTGACTTCAACGCATTCATGACTGCTTTCAAAGAATCTTTAAAATCTAAAATGAAGGAGAAGAAAAATGTCGGATGATTTATTTAATCTAAACTTAACTGATGTCGAAGAAGACACTGGTTCAATTGGGCCTATGCCTGCTGGAGACTATGAAATGGTTGCAGCATCATGGGAAAGTAAAAACAGTAAAGCCACAGGTCATAGGATGCTGAGTGTAACTTATGAAGTTGTGGGACCGAAGTACCAAGGTAGAAAAGTTTGGGAAAACTTTATGCTTGAGGGCAACGGACTAAACGTCTCTAAAGGAAAGCTTCGTAACTGGAGAAAAGCCATGGGCATGGATCCTGATATGGAAGCTTTCGGTTTGGAGGATCTTGAAAGCATGATGAGTGTCCCTTTCAATGCCAACCTTCGTATTGAAGAAGGCAGAGATAAGGGTGATGGTACGAAGTGGGAAGATAAGAATGTTATCGCTAAGTTTTTAGCTGGCGGTTCGTCTGCAACGTCTTCCCCTTCCCCAGCTCCAGCACCTAGTGCTAATGCTTCAACAGAAGAAGATCCTTTTGACTGGGATAAGTAAATGATTTTCACCATGACATTGCAACAGGTCGACCTATTAAAAGGAGAGAGTGATGTTGTTGGTGAAATCCCCGAGCGAGTAACTAAAGCTATGAATGACCTGAACCTTGCTTTGGTTACTCCTCGCCTTTTTATTATAACTAAACCGGGAATAATATTCCCATCTTTTTTGGAGAAAAGATATGATGATAGACAAAAGAGAGGCCAACAACCTCATTAACGTAATGGAATCTTTGTTGAATTCTTTGGACAAAACATTTGATAGTTTGCCAACTGACATCGACCAGAAAGTAAAAGATGCTAAACTAACTTTATTAAATGTGGAAAGACAAAATGACAGACAAAGAAAATTCCTTAGATTCTTTAGATGAAAAAACTTGTGATCAAGTAATGCATGATTTACATATGTGCATTGATGATTGGTCTAGACAAGACTTAGATACTAAAGCAGCTGTAGTTACTCTTGCAAGATTCTGTGTTGAATTGTCTTTTAAATTTTCACACACACCTTATGACGCTATGCAATTACTATCCACGGTAGTAATGGATAACCTCGAATCTTATGAACATGAAGAGTTAATGAAGCTTTTGATACAACCTCGTGATCAAAAGAAAGTCATTCATTGAAACTTAGATACTACCAACGCAACGCTATAGATGCTCTTCACTCTTGGTTTGATACCAAGCCTGAAGAGCCAGCGCTTATTGCCTTACCAACAGCAGCTGGTAAGACTATTATATTTTCACACTTTATTAAAGAAGTCTTTCACAAAAACCCTAAGGCCAGGTTTCTTATCATGGCTCATAGAAAAGAGTTGGTTGCTCA